TGGGGAACTAACCCAGAGAATGGAAAGTTCTTTGTCGGCACGAAGTCCGTATTTAATAAGAAAACACCTAAGATAAACTACACGGTCGCCGACATCGAAAGAAATCACCCTGACTTTGAATTACAGTCAATCCTGATTCGTTGCTTACACAGTCTACCACGGACAGACAGGGTTTTTCAAGGTGATTTCATCGGGTTTGGTGGATACAGAGATTACAAACCGAATGCGATTGGTTACACACTTGACGAAGTAACACAGGGTGCGGTCGTCGTTGCACCACATACAGCATATGCTGGTGAGGTTCTTAAGCACATGATCCCCTATCCACTTCGTGAGAAGTTAAATTCAGATGGTGTGACTTTCATTCAACCAGATGCGTGGATCAGTCAGTTCGGATCAGCGATGGATATTAAGACGATGGTCGGGTTTGCCAAGCAGATGGCAACCTTATGCGAGTTCGTGACAGAGAAAGAAGCGAGACAGTTGAAGCAAGATCTCAATGCGTATATTAAAGATGGTGAAGAGGTGATTGCTGAAGAGTTTGCCAACTACCAACTGGTTCGCTTATGGTGCTTAGTTGAGAACATTAAGACAGAATATATGAAACTCATGAGAGATAATTTTAAGTGTGAGTGCTTCTTAGGTAATGATTACGTAGATGGTGAAGGATACGTGATGACAGGTCGTCATGGCACATATAAATTAGTTAACCGTTGGGTGTTCAGTCATTATAACTTCAATATCATTCGTTCGTGATATCAGCAGTTAGGGGGTTTGATGCCCCCTGATATAAAAACGCACTGGGAACCTAAGCTATAAACGACCCAATGAGCGAGAGTGATATAAGGGACGTAGTGCAAGAAAATCAAAACATAAACCAGTGGTTGTAAAAAATTTTTTCGCTATATAAAAACGAACACAGGTTTCGTTATAATGAAAAAAAATCTCGACAATATTTTTTCGACCATAGAGATCGACCCAATCACTGATCAATATCATATTGTAATTCCCGAAGAAATCATGCATGAATTTGACTGGTACGAAGACTTTGTGTTAAAATGGAATGTAGATAATGGAGACATCTTTCTCACAGAAGCACAATGACTCAAACTTCAACTCAATCTTATCACATCTACCTACACGACAAGTGTCTATTTAAAAATTTGAATGAAGAAGAATTTCATATGATATGGAGTAAATTATATACATCTTACTGGGACGACGATCTAACATATACGGAAATCACGAACGAAGAAGAGTTAATTGCTGAAGAATCCTCTTACTAATGTATGGTGAAAAACCATGCATTGACAAGCACTATATAATAGTGTATGATATGAATGTAATTACAACACATTATGGCAAAAGGATTTACAGTAAAAGCAAAGACTCCTTCCACACAGAAGAAACCAGAATGGGACTATGATAAGGCAAGAGAATTAGTCAAAGGCAAAAGCGTTGTCTTTTGTTTGCCAGGTCGAGGAGTATCTTTCACATTTTTAAAAGCATTTGTTCAACTTTGTTTTGACATTGTACAATGCGGCGGGTCGATTCAGATATCTCAGGACTACTCTTCAATGGTAAACTTCGCAAGATGTAAGTGTCTTGGAGCAAATGTATTAAGAGGACCAAAACAGATTCCTTGGGATGGTAAGTTAAAGTATGATTATCAGTTATGGATAGATAGCGATATTGTTTTTAACAGTGAGAAGTTCTGGCAATTAATATTGATGGATCAGGATATTGCAGCAGGATGGTATTGTACAGAAGATGGAAGAACAACCTCTGTTGCACATTGGTTAGAAGAGGATGATTTTCGAAGCAATGGTGGTGTGATGAATCACGAAACAATCGAAAGCATATCCAAGCGTACAAAACCTTTCACAGTTGATTATACTGGTTTTGGTTGGTTACTCATTAAGCATGGTGTTTTCGAACATGAAGGTCTTCCATATCCATGGTTTGCTCCGAAGATGCAAGTCTTTGAGTCTGGTGAAGTACAGGATATGTGCGGCGAGGATGTCTCGTTCTGCTTAGACGCAAAAGATGCAGGTTTTGAGATCTGGTGCGATCCAAGAGTTCGTGTTGGACATGAGAAGACAAGGGTAATTTAATGGCAGATCGTTATCGAATCTACATTAATAATATCGAAAAGTTCTCAGATCTTTCTGAGCATGAATATTTCGATATCATGGAAGACTTAGCAATTGAATTTTATCAGACAGGGAAACCAAGTCCTGCTGATATACGTACAGAAATTACGAAAGGAGATTAATTATGGCAGTACGCACAAAAGTTGGTGTTCTTGGAAGAGAGGAACAGATTACAAGACCCAAAAAAACTCGTCAGGGTGCAGGAAAACACTCGAAGTATTCAGCAACTTCGCGTAACTCGGCTCGCAAGAAGTACAGAGGGCAGGGTCGTTGAATTGTTGGCACTGTGGAACGGAGTTGATTTGGGGCGCAGATCATGATATGGAGGATGTAAATGATGGAGAAGAGTCTGAATACGATTTCTTTTCAAATTTTACTTGTCCGAAATGTCAAGCATACGTTGAAGTTTATCATCACAAATAATGTCTTGTTTAATTACAAATCTACCCTCATATGAAGTGTGGGTACGAAAAGAATATTTAACCGACCATAAGAGTGGTCATGGCGAATTTGTCAAAGGAGTCTGGGTATCCGCGAAAAGTATACCTGGTCGTGCCTTTTATTTTGAAACATATCTACCGGAATATGCGGCAATGTTTGATAAACTGCCAATTTCCGCTTTTCTCTCGTCGCCAGAGATACCAGATCCGGATATGACACTGCATAATCTCCAGTTTTGGAACTGTATGGACTATGGAGTCGTTGCAGTACAGAAGCAATTCATCGGAAGTATGCATTATGAGGTGTATACTCGTGATTTTGGCACTCAAACAGGTACTTATATCTGTACATTAGACAATTATCATCAAGATGTTGATGCAATTGACTACTCAACAAGTGAACAACCCGCCGAACATAAGTCTCATAACCTGCTTGAACTTGATAATGGGCAGTTTTGTCTCTATCCGAACAACAGAATGAGAATATATGACAACAGTATCACTCCTGAGACACCTAAGATTCCCGATTTTAAGGTTTCAACAGTGTATTATCAGGTTGAAAACGGTCATGATCGTGATGGATTGGGTTCAGAAGAGAATTATTTCTGGAAAACAGCAAAAGAAAGGGGTAATGATCAATTTGAAGTCGCATCAGGTGATGAATTTGGTGATATTGGAGTCGGAAATACTGCAATTACAGGAAATATCGAGATAAATATTGAACCAGAGTTAGGTTAATCACTTAAAATCGTTGATTTTTTGGCATTTTTTGAAGAATGTCGATTTTCAACGATTTTTTTATGAAAACGTGTCTAAATAATTGATAAATTACAAAAAAATGACTGAAAATACTTCTAAAAATGAGTCTAATCAAAGAATTTTGAAAGAATTGATGTATGATGAAGGTGAATCTCTTCATGAAGAGGAAAAAGATCAAAAAGAATTGTTAAAAGAGTCATAAATAAATAAAAACTGTATTCAAAATGGCAATCACAAGGATATCAAGGTCGTTTAAGGACATTAGCTTGTCTTTTGAGCCTCATCCTGTGACAAAAGATCTGCCTGTTCTCAAAAATGAACGTGCTATCGCAAGATCTGTGAGAAATATTGTTGAAACTATACCAACTGAAAAGTTTTTTAACTCATTATTTGGATCTGACGTATATCGTAGTCTTTTTGAGTTTGTAGATTTTGGTACTGCAACGATTATACAAGATCAAATCAAGACTTCACTCAAAAACTTTGAAAGAAGAATCAATAACGTGAGAGTTGAAGTTGATCCAAGACCAGATGATAACAATTTTGAGGTCACTGTGATTTTTGACATTATAGGTCAAGAGTTTCCAACACAAGAATTTTCCTTCATACTCGAAGCAACCAGATAAAAATGCCTAATACAAAGTTTACAAATTTAGATTTTGATCAAATCAAAACACAAATCAAAGATTACCTTCGTTCGAATAGTGATTTTTCTGATTTTGACTTTGAAGGATCAAACTTTTCTGTATTGATTGATACACTTGCTTATAATACTTACATTACTGCATTTAACTCAAATATGATTGTGAATGAGTCTTTTCTGGACTCTGCAACGCTTCGTGAGAACGTTGTTTCACTCGCACGTAACATTGGGTATACACCACGATCAAAGACTGCTGCAAGGGCAGAGGTAGCGTTTAAACTCAAGTTATCTCCAAGCAATCCACCAGATACAGTTGAATTAAGAAGAGGTCTGGTTTGTGTCGGAGCAGTAAATGATAGTTCATATACATTTGCAATTTCAGAGAACGTAACTAAACTTGTTGTCAATGAAGGAGATGCATTAAATCCAAGTTATGTTGCAAATTTTGAGAATTTACCAATCAAACAAGGAACATTTATTACAAAGCAATTTAAGTTCGATAATTCATTAGATCAAAAGTTTATATTAGATAATCCATCGATTGATACATCAACTCTTCATGTGTATGTCAAAAAAGATGAGAATACTTCAGGTTTAGGAATTGAATATTTTGTTTCTGATTCATTAAATGATGTAGATCAAACATCAAGAGTCTTCTTTTTACAAGAAGTCAAAGATGAAAAGTATGAAATTCGATTTGGAGATGGTTTATTAGGTAAAAAATTAGGATCAGGTGTTGGTGATGATGGTGTAATCATAACTGCAAATTATCTTGTCACGGATGGAGAAAGTGGTAATGGTGCAACATCATTTTCATTCTCAGGTAATATCATCAATCCCACTACAGATAGTTTAGTGTCAGTTGTTGAGACACCAAATGTGACAACAATTCAAAAAGCACAAGGTGGTGGCAATATTGAAGATGTTGATTCAATTAAATATTATTCACCAAAAAGATACTCATCTCAGAATCGTGCTGTGACAGCAAGAGACTATGAAGCAATCATTAAAAATATTTTCCCAGAAACAGACACTGTATCAATCGTGGGTGGTGAAGAATTAGATCCTCCTGAGTTTGGAACAGTTCAAATTAGTATCAAACCGAAAAACTCAACCTATATTTCAGATTTTACAAAATCAAGAATACTTTCTCAACTTAAAAAATTTACAGTTTCAGGAATCAATCAAAAAATTGTAGACTTGAAAATACTTTATATTGAACTTGACGTTTCAGTTTACTATAATTTCTCACAAATCTCAACTGAAGAGACACTTAAGACAAAAGTGATCAATTCATTAACTCAATATTCTAAATCTGTTAACTTCAATCAGTTTGGTGGTAGATTCAAGTATAGTAAGTCACTTCAAGTCATTGACAATACTGATACTGCAATTACAAGTAATATTACAAAGGTTCGAATTCGAAGAGATCTGAAGGTTGCGAAAAATCAGTCTGCACAGTATGAATTGTGTTTTGGTAATCGATTCCACGTTGAAGCAAGTGGTCGAAATATTAAATCCACAGGATTCTTTGTAACTGGGGAATCTTCAATGGTTTATCTTACTGATTCACCAAATGCTGATGGTGTAACAGGTACACTTGCAATTGTAAAAGAAATTGATAACCAACAAATCCGTGTTGTGAGTAAATCTGCTGGTGTTGTTGATTATATTCATGGTGAAGTCAAATTAACAACTGTAAATATTACAGGAACTGAAAGAGATGATGATATTATTGAGATACAAGCATTCCCAGAATCGAATGATGTTGTAGGATTGAGAGACTTGTACTTAAGTTTAAGTGTTTCAAAAAGCACCATAAATATGTTGAGAGATTCGATTACCTCAGGTGATGAAGTATCTGGTACACAATTTGTCAGAGATACGTATACATCAAGTTATTCAAACGGTAAATTAATAAGAGAATAATATGATACAAACAGGTATTGATGCAAGAGTAAAAGTTCAAGATATTGTCTCATCTCAACTTCCAAACTTTATTTTGGATGAGGCACCAAAGACTGCTGATTTTTTAAAGCAATATTATATTTCTCAAGAGTATCAAGGTGGTGTAGTTGATATCGCAGAAAATTTAGATCAGTATCTTGATCTTGATAATCTAACTCCAGAGGTTGTAACCGACACAACCTCTTTATCTGTTGGTATCGGAACTGAAGAAGTAGGTGTAGTTACAGTTTCAAGCACGAAGGGATTTCCAAGCAAGCATGGTTTACTTAGAATTGATGATGAAATTTTAACTTATACCGGTTTAACTACAAATACATTTACAGGTCTAACTCGTGGATTTAGTGGTATCACAAGTTATCATACAGATTTAAATCAAGAAGAGTTAGTATTTTCAACTTCAAATACGGGTGTACATACTGCTGGATCAAATATACAAAATTTAAGCACACTATTTTTAAAAGAGTTTTACAATAAATTCAAATCAACATTTGCACCTGGTTTTGAGCAACTAAATTTTGATAAAAATCTAAAGGTTGGTAATTTTCTAAAAGAAATTAAATCTTTCTATGAAACAAAAGGAACAGACGCTGCAATCGAAACTTTGTTCAGAGTATTATACGGTGTTGATCCGAAGGTTGTTAATTTAGAAGAATTATTAATCAAACCTTCTGCTGCAGAATATTTAAGAAGAGAAGTTGTTATAGTAGAGGTTCTAAGTGGAAATCCTTTAGGATTAGTTGGTCAAACAATTAAAAAGATTGAAAAATTAAATGATCCAAAAACACAAGCATCAGTTTCTGAAGTTGAACCATTTTTTAGAGATGGAAAAAGATATTTCAAGTTTTCATTGTTTATTGGATATGATGGAACTTCATTGGTTGAAGGTAATTTTAAGATAACTCCAAATACTAAAACTGTAGAAACTATATCAGTTGGATCATCAACAATAAGCGTTGACTCTACAATTGGATTTAGTACAACTGGTAAAATTATATCTGGTATTAATACTGTATCCTATACAGATAAAACAATTAATCAGTTTTTAGGTTGCACAGGAATTACCTCTTCAATACTTCCTACAACAAACATTTACTCTGATGAAATATATTTTGGTTTTGAAGATGGAGATGAAGATAAAAAGGTTGAATTTAGAATTACTGGAATTTTAGCAGGTTTTAGACAACTTTCAGAAAATGTAATTGTATCGGAAGGAGATATAATTAAAGTTAAAAATATTGGACAGAACATAAAAAATCCTGACACAAAAACTACAAAAGAAGTTTTTGCAAACTCTTGGATTTACAACACATCAGCATCATATGATGTTGAAAGTATCGATGGAACAACAATAAATTTAAAAAGTGAGTTAGATCGATCAAGTCTGAAAAAAGGAGATTTTGTCGAGTTTGTTGAAATTAGTGATCCAAGTTTAATTATATACCCCACACCGACAGATAGTACTCCTTATGTACAAGGTGAGGTTATTAAGGGTTCAAAAAGTATAACACTTGGTAATTTTTCATTAACAGTTAATCCTGCGTTTAATTACAGAATAAGAAAAAAATTAAACAAAGCATCAAGTAATTTTGTACCGATTGATGGTGATATTACATCAGATATTAGTAATATTTACTTTGACAAAGAAAATGGATATGCTGCATCAAACTCATTACCCTCTGCTATAAATTCAAATATACCGAATACTAAATTCTTTGAAAATATTACTACCAAAATAAACAAATTAACTCTCAGTAGTGTTGAAAATCAAGATGCAACCACTCAACTATATTCTCAGATTAAGGTTAATGAAACTGATCTTGTTAAGATATTAAGAACCGGAGATGCTGTATTTTATCAATCCTCAGGCACTGAATTAGAAGGTTTATCAACTGGATTATATTATATTGAAATATTTGATGATAGTGCCCAATTAATTAAACTATATTCTTCAAGATCATTTATTGATAGTGGAACATCAGTTGAGTTTGGTGAACCTGTTGCTGGTGATGTACATTCATTCACATTGTTCTCACAAAGATCAAATTTAATTAAACCTCGTAAATTATTAAAGAAGTTTCCCCTTACCCCTAATTTAAAAAATGGAGGAGTGAGTGAAACAATACCAGGTACAACTGGAATTTTAATTAATGGTGTTGAAATATTCAATTACAAAACAAATGATAAGGTATTTTTCGGTCCTCTAAGTCAACTTAATATAATATCATCAGGAACTGGTTATGATGTAATAAATCCACCACAGATAGGTATTTCAACTGGCAGTGGTTCTGGTGCAGTTATACAACCTGTAATCAAAGGAAGTTTAGTCGATGCTTTTGTAGATCCACAAGATTTTGGTGTTGAAAAAGTTGTATCGATTGGTATTACTGGTGGAAATGGATCTGGTGCTGTTATCGCTCCTGTAATTGGAAAAAGATCAAGAGAATTACAATTTGTTGCATCTGGAATTAATACTGTAACTGGTATTGGTATCAGTGCTGTAAATAATACAATCACTTTCGCTGGTGCTCATAACTTCTTTCCAGCTGAAAGTGTTATCTATAATTCACAGAATGGTACAGGAATTGGTACAAATACATCAACACTTGTATCAAATGAAACATATTTTGTATCAATCGTAAATAGTCAAACTATTAAATTACACTTTACTGAAAATGATGCTTTATCAGGAATTAATACAATCGGACTTAGTGAAAGAAATGGAACACAAAAACTGATTGTAGGAAGTCCACAAGATACAATTTTAGATTTAAAAATATTAAACAGTGGAAGTAATTATTCAAATCGAACATTAAGTATATCAACTGCAGGTATATCCACATTTTTCAACTCAATTACATTTGAAAATCATGGTTTTAGTGATGGAGATAATATTGTCTATTCGACCACAGGAACTGTTATAGATGGTTTAGATACAAATCTACAATATAAGATTCTAAAAATAAATGAAAATGAATTTGGATTGGCAAATGCAGGTCTTGGTGGAACAGATTCAACTAATTTTGAACAAAGTAATTTTGTAAGTTTCACAACATCAGGTATCGGAACTCAAACATTTAAATATCCTGATATAAAAGCAAGTATTGAATATATTCAGGTTGGTGGTGCAAAGACTACTGAACTTATTACTCCTGTTGTTAGAGGTGAAATTGACGATCTTTTATTAACAAATAAAGGAACAGGATATGGATCTCAAATCTTAAATTTTGAAAGAAAACCAAATCTTAATATTAAGAATGGTAAGAATGCAGCAATTAGCATTTTTATTGATCCATCAACCACAGGAATATCATCAGTATCTGTCGCTGCAGCAGGAACTGAATACTTCTCAACACCCTCCTTAGAAGTTATTGATACATCAGGTTTAGGTAATGGTGCAAGATTAAAAGCAGTTCTTGGTAAAACAAGCACAGGAGAGTTAAATGGTAAAATTGATAATGTTGTTATAATTAGATCAGGTATCGGTTACTCTGCAGATTCAACCGCTGTTCGTGTTATACCTGCAGGACAGAATGGAGTATTAGCAGCAAATGTAAGATCATTAAATGTCAATAACAATGAGAAGTATGGTGGCAGAATAAATTGCTTAGAAGAAAATTTAGGGTCTCTACAAAATGTTGTATGTGGATACTCCACATCACCTTTCCAAGATGATGGATCTGATGTCTCATCAATTATCGGTTGGGCTTACGATGGTAATCCAATCTATGGTCCTTATGGATTTACTGATCCTGAGAAAAAGACAAATGATACTAAATTACTTCAGTCAAGTTATACGTTAAATTCAAGTGCGATAGAAAATAGACCGAGCACAAGCGTATTTCCTGATGGATTTTTTGTCGAAGATTTTCAATACACAGGTGGTGGAGACTTAGATGAACATAATGGAAGATTTGAAATTAATAATGATTATCCTAAAGGAGTTTATGCTTATCATGCAACTGTTGTTGGTGATGAACCCACATTCCCATACTTCATAGGTAATAAGTTTAGATCAAAAGTTGAATCTGATAATTATGTGATTAATCAGTCATTTGATTTTGAAAATTCAGAATTAAGAAGAAATACATTCCCTTATAAAGTTTCAGATGAAAATGCTGGTACAGATTCTTTAACTGAAACGAATGAAATCACAACTCAACTTTCAGAAATACTAACTGTTGAGAGTGGAAGTGTTCAAAGTTTACAAATCGTAAATGGTGGTACAAATCATAAAGTTGGTGAGGTATTAGATTTTGATAATACAGATACTGAGGGTGGTGGTATCATTGCAAGAGTTAAATCTGTAAAAGGTGTTGGTATCAATTCAGTAACATCGGATGTTCTTACATATAATAACTCTGTCATAACAAAATTAGATGACAAAACTTTAAAAATTACACCTCCTGATAATCATAATTTAAATAATAAAGATCAAGTTATTGTATCAGGATTAACATCATCATTAACAGCAGTAAATGGCACATATACTGTTGGTGTTTCATCTTTAACTGCAGTTGCAATATCAACTATATCTGCTGGAACGGCGACAACTGAAATTTACATTTCTGAATTACCTGAAAATGTATCTGTGGGTAATAGTATTGGAATCGGTACTGAAACATTAAAAATATTAAACATATATGCTGGTGATAAGATATTAACAGTTCAAAGAAGTTTACCAGCGATTGCTCATACTGCATCAACACCTCTTTACATAATTCCTGATTCATTTACAATTAATAAATCAATTCCAGATTTTAATTCTAAAGTAAATGATAAGTTTTTCTTCAATCCAAGTAAAACAGTTGGATTTGGAACTGTTGCAGGTACCATGATAAGTGTAATTTATGGATTTGGAGATGGATCAAGAACAAATACAATACCTCAACAAGGAATTTATTTAGAGAATCATCCATTTAGAACAAATCAAAAAATTAGTGTTAACTTACCTACTGCCAGTTCAACAAACATAGCAATTTCAACATCTCCTACCGGAGCAACTATGACTCTTCCTTCAGAAGTTTTTGCTGTCAGAAAAAATTCAAATGTTATAGGTATTAAAACAGGTATTGGAACTGATCATAACGGTAATCAATTAGAAGAAGTATTCTTCAGAGGAACTGTTGGTGGTGATGGAAATATTGATAGTGATCTATACTTCTTTGAAAGTAATTTTGTACAAGAAACAGTAAATGTTTCGAATGTCAAGACAACTGTTTCTTTAGCATCAAGCATTCATAATTTAAAAGATGGTGATGATATATCTCTAACTGTAAAACCTAATGTAAGTGCTGGTATCGGGACTCTAACAGAGGTAAACGTCAGAAGGGATACAACCACAAATAAAATACTTATCGACCCTGTAGAAGGTCTTACAACAGGCATTAAGTTGTTTAATGATACAACTGGAGCAAATGAAATTACACTTAAAAATCATAATTTAACAACTGGTGATAAAATTATCTACTATTCAACTCATTATGCTGTGGGTCTTGGAAATAGTTCATATTATGTGAGTGTAATCGATGATAATACATTTAAATTATGTCAAACATATCAAAATGCTATCAGTAATCCACCAAAAGAGATTGATATTACTGCTGCTGCAGGAATTACTACAGTTCACAGACTATCAAAAGTTAATCCTTCACTCAAACCAACTAAGAATAACGATTTAGTATTTAATTTATCAGACGTTTCACTTTTAAATCATAAATTTAAGGTTTATTATGATAATAAGTTTGAAAATGAATTTGTTTCAACATCATCAACTACTGGATTTAATACTCCTGTTGGTATAGTTACTGAGGGAACAACTAATTCTAAATTTACAATTGGTTATGGAGTAAGTTTACCTGAAAAATTATATTATAATCTTGAAAAAGTTGGAATCGCTTTGACTGCAGACGTAGAGGTTCAGAGTTACTCTGAAATTGAATATGTTGATAGTGTTTTTGACGGTGATTATACAATTTCAAACGTTGGAGTAAGTTCATTTACAATTGATGTTAATAAGATTCCTGAGAAAACATTCTATCTTTCAACACAATGTGATTTTCTTGAGTATAATACGACATCTGGACTTGCCACAGGATCAATTAATTCAGTCGATTTAGTTTCTGGTGGTTTTAATTATAAGAAATTACCATCATTTGTTGGTGTAGGAACTACAACCACTCAAGATGCAATAATTATCCCAAGATCCACAACGATTGGTAATATTAAGAAAACCAGAGTTATAAATGAAGGTTTTGAATATTCATCTGATAAGACATTACAACCAGAAGCACTCATACCTAAATTTATTGAATTAACAGGATCTGATGCAATTTCCAGTGTAGAAGTAATTGATGGTGGTAGTGGATTTACAAAGGCTCCAACTTTACTTGCAGTTGACACTGATAGTGGACAGTCTGTTGATGGATTATTAAGTGCAACTTTAAATGGTTCATCAATTAACTCTGTAGATGTTATATCTTCACCATCCGGATTATCAAAGGGAGAAATTAAATTAGTCACAACAGATAATACAAATGGTATCAGTATTCAAAAAGTTGATGCAAATGCAGGTATATCAACATATGTAATATCAATTACGAAACCAGCAGGTGGTTATCCTGTAAATCCATTCAAATCAGGTGACTCTGTATTTGTTGAGGGTATTGTAAGAGTAGGTACTGCTGGATCTGGATTTAATTCATCAGATTATGGATTCAATTTCTTACCTGTTACGAACTATGATACATCAGGAGTATTTGATAAAATCACAGTTGATGTTTCACAATACACATCAAATGTTGGACTTGCTCAGACAATTCAATCATCATTTGGTGTAATTACCAATGCGAATGTATATCCAGAATTTAAACTAAATCTTGAAAGATCACTATTTACAGTTGGTGAAAAATTATTAGTCAATAACTTTGAAAGAGATTTGACAGTTGTTGAAAACTTCCAAGATAGTTTTGTCAAAGTCATCGGTCTATTTGATTTACAAGAAAATGATATAATCGTAGGTAAAAAATCAAAGAATAGAGGTCGAATTGAAAAGATTACAAACAATCAAGGAGACTTTGTAATTAGTTACTCATTAGTTAGAGATTTTGGTTGGGAATCAAATACAGGAAAATTAAATGAAGATAATCAAGTTATAGCAAATAATGATTACTATCAAAATTTATCTTATTCAATCAAGAGTCCAATCGAATGGAGTAAACTTGAAAGTCCAGTTAACAACTTAGTTCATACTGTAGGTACGAAGAATTTTGCAGATACAGGAATCACTTCCACAACTCAAGTAGATATCACAACAAGTGATCAAACTGTAATCACTCGTGATGTTATTGAACAGTTAAGAGTTGATACATTATTTAATTTTGATCAAGGAAGAGACACATTTGTAGGTTTACAAACAAATACAAGTGAAGATGCTGGTCAAGTAGATACTACTAAATCTAAGTTTATACAATTAAAAAATACAAGATTAACTGATTTCACTGAATCTGATACAAATGACGTTATATTGATTGATGATATAAGTTCTAAATTCTCAAGTGTTGATGGTGAACCTACAACTGAGATAGATGTAACTCAAATTAATCCTGTTGATAGTTTCAATAGTCTACTGGTGATGGCAAATAATTTAGATGGAAATCAAATTTCATTATCTGAATTAGTAATTTTAAATAATAATCAAGATGCATCAGTATTGAATAAATTATCTCTTCTCAAAGATTATAATGTACGTCCTATAAGTGGTGCTGGAGCAACTATAACTCAATTAGCAGATGAAAATTTTGCGAATTTTGAATTGTCAACTGATGAATTATCAGACGGAACTACAAAAACATTTTTAAAATTTAGACCAACTGATGCGAACAAATTCCAAAATGACTATGATTTAAAGATTTTTGAAAATAAATTTAATTCAACACTAACTGGTATTGGTACAAGTTCATTCGGTTTAATTGATATTAGTAGTTCAGTAATTGGTGTCGGCACAACACCTGGAGTTGCTGGAATTACTGAAAGTATTATTTCTAATATATCAACTACAAACGTTGACAGTTTGTTTGTTCAATCTCAAATTATTGATCAAATTACAAATGATGTTGAATATGTTGAAACATTTATCACTCATAATGGAACTGATACGTTCAAATCTCAACAAATATTTGACACCAGTTTTGGAAGTCTAAGTTTTGGATTATCAACTGCAACTATTAGTCCAGACATATCAGGTGGAGTTTTATCTGTCAATGTAAATAACGTATCAGATAATAATTTAAAAGTTAGATCTAAAATATTATCATTCGGACCAACGTCATCAGGAATTTCATCATATAGATTCAAAGCGTCTGGTCAATCAGATGGAAGTGAAAGAACTGCTCTTGTTGCTTCAAACTTTAATCAAGGAACAGGCACTGCCCGTAATGTGGCAACATTTGAGAAGGATAAGTTTACAGCATTAAAATCTACTGTTCATGTTGGAACCGGAACTTCTGAGGCATTACATCAGGTATTATTAATACATGATCAAAATACATCTCATATTGTACAGTCACAATTCTTATCTGTAGGTGATAATACTGGTTCCTCTGCTTACGATAATGCGATTGGTCTTGGTACATTTGTATCAAGATTTTCGGGAAATAATATTCTTTTAGATTTCCGTCCTGATAATACTACAGGAGTGACTACAATCAAGAGTTTAAATGAAGTGTTCTATCGTCAATTTGACGAATTAACATTAGATGGTGAACCAAATGAACCAAACGATTTAACTTTTGGTAAAATTACACAGTCATATAGTTATAAACAATATAATGCGATTGATGGTGTTCGAGTTAATAATCGATCATTCAAACTTAAAAATAACGGATTCCCAATTTTTGCACAATCCTTTGATCCATCAAATACTGGAATTGTAAGTTTTGCAACAGGAACATTTACTATTCCAAATCATAACTTCAGAAATCAAGAAGAATTAGTATATACACCAAAATCATCATTTGTTGGTGTTGGGTCAACTGCGATGATGTACAAACCATCATCAGGAAACACAGATCAATTACCAACAAGTGTATTTGCTGTTGTTGCCGCTAATGATAATAATACATTCCAAATATCTACAAGTAGAGATGGGTCTGCAGTTACATTTACAGATGCAGGAGAGGGTAATACTCATCAATTTGAAATGAGTAAGGCTCTTACAAAAGCGGTAATATCGTTAGATGGAATTGTTCAAAGTCCAATCGCAAGATCAAATTTAACATTCACACTCTCAGGAAATGGTGGATCAATAGGAGTAGGACAGTCAATATTCAGATTGGATTCAATTGCAGATTTAAACATCACTGATTTAATAAAAGTTGATAATGAGATTTTAGAAATTACTAATGTAGGTATTGGAACTACAAATGTCGGACCAATTTCTGGCACTGGTTCTATTCCTATTGTACAAGTGAAGAGAGGTGCTGTTGGAACTGAAAAGGCAACACACACAGACACGACATCTGCAATTTTATTCAAAGGATCATATAATATTAAGGATGGTAAATTATTCTTCACAGATGCACCAAAAGGTGACATAAGACAGGAATTAGATGAGTCTGGATTACCTCCCGCAAAGTCTGATTTTAATGGTAGAGTATACTTCAGAAATGATTATAGTACAAACAAAGTCTATGATGATATATCAAATCAGTTTACAGGTATTGCTTCAGTATTTACATTAAAATCTGGAGGTATCAATACTACAGGTGCAGGACAGTTAGCAAGAAACGGTTTACTATTTGTAAATAATATCTTCCAAACACCATCTACATCAAATAATCCAAATCAAAATTATAAGATTATTGATAATGGTAGCACAACTACACTTGAGTTTTCAGGTATTACAACAATTACTGATGGTGCACTTATTAAGAGTGACACAGACATCAATCAAAATGAATTACCAAGAGGAGGAGTGATTGTATCTCTTGGATCAACTGGAGGACTTGGATATGCTCCTTTAGTTCCTGCGAAAGTCAAACTACAGGTTGGTGCAGGTTCAAGTGCTGGTATGATTACCTCAGTTGTAGGTGTTGCATATTCATCATCTGCAAATGGTATTACAACTGCAGCGTACAATAACAATACAGGTATATTAGAAATAACAACTGAAGATGAACATACTTTAGCAGTAAATGGTGATGATGATCAAGTTATCTTAGCAGGATTGGCATTTACATGTACTTCTGGTGGTGTTGGAATTGGTTCTGGTCTTTTCCCTGATGGAACAATTGGAAATCAATTCCCTGTTGTTTCAGTATCATCTACGAATACATTTAAGACACAAGTTGGAACAAGCACAATACCTCACACTTATATTGGTGGAGGAACAGTCAAAGTATGGTACGGTGATTTAACATTTGGATCAGGATATAATCGTGTTTCAGTTGCTACAACAATCACTGATACTACAGGAACTGGTGCAACAATCACCGCTGAGATTGGTGTTGGTGGTGCTTTATCATTTAACATACCTCATGCAGGAACTGGATATGTAAAACCAAAACTATTCACACCAAGTCCATCATATGATGATATGCCTATCGTGGGTGTATCAAGAATTGGAACTGGTGCAACCACTGACACTGGAGTCGGTGCTTTAATAAGTGTTGAAGTTGGTAACTCAGGAGCAACTGGTATTGGATCAACTCTGTTCTCTGTTAAGAACTTTGAATTAAGTCGAAACGGATATAGTTTCAAGAGAGGTGATAAATTTACTCCAGTTGGTTTAGTCACTGATGGTAGTTTACCTGCACCATTATCAAAATTTGAAATTGAAGTGGTTGAAACATACTCAGATAACTTCTCATTCTGGCAGTTTGGTGAATTAGATTATATTGATTCAATTTCAAGTTTACAAGATGGATCACGTACAAATTTCCCACTATTCTATAATGGTGATCTCATAAGTATTGAAGCGAAAGCAGGATCTGATATTATACTTAAGAATTTATTGGTGATTTTCGTAAATGGTGTGCTTCAACAACCTGATGTGAATTATCAATTTGAAGGTGGAACATCAATCTCATTCACAACTGCGCCATCAGCAGATGATAATATCTCAATTTACATCTATAAAGGTCAAGATGGTGTTGATTCAGTAATTAGCACAAATCAAAATCCATTAGTAGAAGTTGGTGATTTTGTTCAACTCACTAAATCAGATGGAATCAGCACTTCAAAAGCACAAGATAGGAGAACTGTATTTGACTTATCTCTGAAGGACAAATTTGAAACAGATCTATATTCTGAGCAAGGTATTGATTCTGACAACTTTAGAGGTGTACATCTCATCAAACAAAAGCGTGATACAAGAATTGAGGGTAGAAATATTTCAAAAGTCAGAGATTCAATTGAACCTCAAATCTACCCAACAGCAAAAATTATATCTGACGTTACAACTTCATCCAGCACGATTTATGTTGATAATGCTAAATTCTTTGATGTAGAGGGAACTGCATCAGCAGATGGATTTGATGCGAAGATAATTTCAGGAGCACCTTTACCATTAGTAGGAATTACAACATTAACAGCAACTGTATCAACTGCTGGAACAGTCTCTGGATTAACAATCACAGGTGGAGGAAGTGGATATACATCTGCACCTACAATATCAATTGGAAGACCAGGTATTGGTATTTCAGTCGGTATTGGCACAACTGCAACAGCAACTGTTACGATTACAAATGGTGTAATAGATGGATTTGCAATTACCAATCCTGGTTTAGGTTATACAATTGCTCCACAAGTTCTTGTTCGTCCACCTGTTGCTGTGACTGAAGGAATTACATCTGTAACTTCTGTCACTGGTTTCTCTGCAGATATAACTCAAATTTCTGTAATTGGAAATAATATTACATTCAGAACAAAAAGAACTGATGGTGTGGGTAATTATACTGGTTTAGGTGCCGGTGATTACATACTGATAGATGATACGACAGTTGGTAATGGTGTAACATCATTAAATGAAACTGGAGTATCCGTTGTAGGTGTTGGAACTACATTTTTTGATAATGTTTACCAAGTAGTATCAATAGGAAATACTGGAGTAAATGGTACAATAGTATGTAAGGGAGGATTTAAGGTTGCATCGGATGCAACTATAAACACAGGTATCAATACCAATAGTAACAACATCGGTAATTTATCATTTGGTAAATTATCATCACTAAATAGAAGTTCAACACCTATTTCAATTGGTGTAACAGGTTTAACTGTTGATTCTGGATTATCTACTTTCCCAACAATACAGAGATCAGGTGGGTCTTACACTCTAAGGCAAACTGGTGCTTTACCGAAGATCATCTAAACTGTTATAAATATCTAAAAAACTATAAATATGCCAGCCGTAGTCACAGATCAATTTAGAATATTTAACGCTAATAATTTCATAGATTCATTATTAGACACCTCTAATAATTATTATGTTTTTTTAGGTTTAGTAAATCCATCTCCTGCAAGTATAGGTTTTGGAAGGACTGATACTGCCAATTGGCCGCTCAATCCAATTGATAATCTTCAGAATAGATCACATAATCGAGATACTGCATTATTTGGTAAAAAAATAACAGCAGCAAATGTCAGAAGAGTTATAAGAAAAGTTTCATGGGTTCGAAATACAAAATATGATATGTATCGACATGACTATAGTTCTTCAAATCTTTCACCGAATACACAAGTAGCAAATTTATATGATACAAATTATTATGTTATAAACAGTGATTTCAGAGTTTATGTGTGTATTGATAATGGATCTACAGGTGCACCAGGCACTGAAACAGCAAAAGGTGAAAACTCACTTGACGAACCGATACATACAGATTTAGAACCACAAGGTGGTACAAGTGGAGATGGATACTTATGGAAGTATCTTTTCACAATATCACCAAGTGACATCATTAAGTTTGATTCAACTGAGTTTATAGTGCTTCCAAATGATTGGCCAACTTCAACTGATTCATCAATATTAGATGTAAGAGAAGCAGCAGACTCAAGAGTCAACAATAATCAAATCAAAAAAGTATACATTGAAGATTCTGGTAGTAGTTCTTCTCAAGCATATCAAGAGGGGACAAAAACCTTAGATATACTTGGTGATGGAACAGGAGGAAAGGTAAGTGTAACTGTAAATGAAAACGGTAAAATTACTGATGCAACAGTTTCAAATGGTGGTAAAAATTATACATATGGAATTGTAAATTTAAAACCAATTCAAGCAACATCTACAATAAATGCAGTAGATAGAGCAAAACTGATTCCAATCATACCTCCATCAAGAGGTCATGGATTTGATTTGTATTCTGAGTTGGGTGCTGATAAAGTTTTAGTTTATGCAAGATTTGATGATTCTTCACCAGATTTTCCAACAGATACTAAATTTTCTCAAGTTGGGATTATAAAAAATCCTGAACAATTCAGTAGTGATAGTGCTTATACAGGTTCTACATTTACATCAACTCATGCGATTAAGTTGGCTTCAACTCCAACATCAACACCAACAATCGGTGTTGAGATTACACAAAATACTGCAACTGGAACAGCAAGAGGTTATTTAATTTCATACGATTCAACTACAAACGTAGTTAAATTCTCAAGAGATCGTTCATTATACTTTAGTAATGGAAAAGATCAAACTGACAACGTTGATGTGGACACAATTTCAAAAATTGTTGATTTTGAAGCAGGTTCAACTGTAAATCCTTTAAACGTAGGTGTTCAAGATTTTAGTGGAATTACAACCACTGTAAATTCAAAAGTCATAGATCTCGGTGTTAATTTCACAAATGGAGTTGCAGATCCTGAGATAAATAAAAAGACAGGTGAATTAATTTATATTGATAATCGTTCATTAGTTTCAAGAGATCCTCGCCAGAAGGAAGATATCAAAATTATACTGGAATTTTAAAAAATGGCACAAAAATCAAATTTAAATGTAAGTCCATATTATGATGACTTTGATCCGAATAATAACTTTTATAAAGTATTATTTAATCCAGGATTTCCAGTCCAAGCGAGAGAATTAACAACTTCACAATCAATTTTACAGAATCAAATTGAAGATTTTGGTAGTCATATTTTTAAACAAGGGTCTGTTGTAATACCAGGTAATATAACTTTTGATAATCGCTATAATGCTGTTAAGTTAAATGCAACTAATTTTGGAATTGATATATCAGTATACTTAGAGAATTTTGTCGGAAAAACAATAACAGGAAAAATATCAAACGTAAGTGCAACTGTAGAAAAAATTGCATTACCATCTACAGACCCAATTGACGATATCACAATATATGTCAAATATATTGACAGTGGTAATGATTTTAGTAATAGTGTATTTACAG